CATTATTACCTTAAACCCTATACGTTCTACTTCACGTTTTAATGCTGTCTCACTCCACAAAACACTGTTTCTTTTAGATTTCCAGTGGGGATAAAACGGAACGCCAGTCTTGCTAATAAACCCAATATCAGGTGTCGAAATATATAATACTCCAGTTTCATTCAATAAATTATAGGCTTTGTGTAATACCTCCATTGGTCTAGCAAATCGCTCTAACACATGTCCCATCCATATAACATCAAACAACCGTACTGCTTTCTCGCCTACCCCTATTTCTTTTTCTATTTTGGCCATGTGTTTACTTAAAGAAAAATCGTAAGTCGTAAAATCACCTTTATAAATGTTGCCTTTCGGTTCAATATCCTGGTTAACATCAATAGCCCATGTTAACCAACCACGATCTCTGAAATAATCAATGTTGATTGAACTTCCGCTAAATCCTACATCAAGAATCATCCGGCCATAGGTTAACTCTTCAATCAATGGGGCATAGGTTCTTGCTGCGTGAGAGATTGCCGGTTTAAGTTTCTTATCTCGTAATACTGCAACGCTATCCACATCATCAGGCCGACTAACGTGTACATTATCAGGGAATATAACACCACACTCACAGCGGAACCAATCCAGTGCTTCATCTGAATCTTTCTCCTTTATCCGGTAAATATAATTTGTACTTACCCCACACACAGGACAATTATGCGGTACAACAGACTTCTTGCTCTCTGACATGAGATTTAATCGCTTTCTTAATGTGTGAATAAACTCGTTCCGGCTGCAAACCTACAGCCATACACCAGGCAGCCTTCGTTATAACATCAATTGGACATTGTACATCATGGTCATAGATCAAGTAAAAACACGGCGCACAGGCACAATCTGCTTCAAGGCTATAATCATTCTTAAAATACTTTGTAATATTCTCTGTTGTCGTATGCCCTAATAATCCCACTTTGGGCGTTTCAAAACATCCTGAAGCATGAAGTATCCCCGTATCAGGGCTTACTACAACGTCAGCATACTTTGTCAATAACATCGAAATACGGTAAGGAATCTCGCCAGCTAATTCAGTAAAATTCTTTTCAGGTAAATTGTGGTTAATGTTTTCTAATAACTTGCACTTGGTATCCCCTACCGTGATGATGTTTATATCAGGATAATCTTTAATAAGACTGCCCATAACATACTCTGTCCATGGATAAACTTTGTTTTTCCCTGATCCTGATAAACACCAAAGAAGATTCAGCCTTCCTTCTTGAGTAATGCTTTTCGCTTGTTTTTCTTCTTCATTCAAGAACTTTAACGATGGTATGTTATTATTAGGGTAGTACCCGGCCCAGCGTATCGTTACATCGTAATAATTCTTATTACATTTGTTGTACCGTTCATACTTAGGGTAAATATACATCGGCTGTACTGGATGTAATGCAACATTGTTTTCTAACGATCCGGTGAAGTTAATGCACTTGTCCGGGTTTACGGACTTCTCTAACGCTTCCCAATGAGCCGGTAAATCATCGTATTTTATGTCTTCATCGTGCATAATGAATTCATCTATCCTATCATCATGCTGGTATATCTCTTTCCCACGCTGGTTAGTGTTCAGTATGATGTAATACCCATCAGCTTTTAATTGGTCAATTACAGGAGACATTATTATCATGTCTCCAAAAGCCCCCAATCTAATTATTAATGCTTTCATCATTTGTAAACCTTCTCCCGTTCACCGTGAGAATAGGCCGCTTGCCCATAGACTACTTTTCCTGAATCAACGTCTTTGGTCACAACTGACCCTGCGCCAATAACCGCGTGCTGTCCTATTGTTACACCAGGCAGAATGATTGAACCCATGCCTATAATAGCACCCCGTTTAATCAAAACTTTCCCCCACTTAACCTTGTTTGACGGTGGGTACTTATCGTTTGATATAGTAACTTTCGGTGCGATAAATACATCATCTTCAATCGTGACTCCTTCAGGAATAAAACTGTATGCCCCAATCCGTACGTTGTTACCTATTACTACATCTTCTCCAACCTCGCAAAACTGACCGATCGAACATCCTTTACCGATCTTTGCGGTTGGATATATATTACAATGAGCCCAAACCGTAGTTCCTTTCCCTACTTCATAAGCTTTTTCTAATATCGGAGCTTTAACCTGATCCATCAATAATTCCATATCCTCCAACACGCAATGCCCACCAATAAATTTATCAAAGGGGTATAATTCCGGCTGACATAACGATTCCTTTTTTAATTCTCGTAACCCTTCATTCCTCGTCTGTTCAGACTGCGTTACTGCCCCTTCATAATTCACATGAAACTTTTTACAAATATCTTCCTGTTCTTTTGCGAACGCAATGTATACACCATATCGACACAATTCTAATAACTTCATTAATTCAAGAGTTCTGGTATCTGAAGCTATCCTGGTTTTAATTCCTAGCTCTTCAAAATAATCCGTGACTTCATATAAATCGTCATACTCTCTATCATCACACGCAACAAATTTTGTATAGGTCTTTAACCCTTCATACATATTTGGATGCTTCCCACGCACCGGAGAATAAAATAAGTAAGGATCAATCTGTTCACACGTACCAACCGGGACCGAAGAATGTATAATCGTACATTGTGGCGCAACTTTGTCTATGTAATCTCTCACCGAATCCACGAAGGTATCTGTGTAAGGAATGCAAATATGCATAAACGCAATATCATGTACTAACTCGGCTCCTTCTGACGCAATATCATAAGAAAATACATTCTTTAATTCATGCTTCTCAGCAATTATCCGGTATAACGCTGACCCTACTTCACCCATTCCAATTACTAACGAACGCATATAACCTCCTCCAATCTTGGGAAGATTTCCCACATATCATAATGTTTACCGACCCATTGCCGGTATGATTTACTATCGTACTCATCACTCCTAATAATCGTTTCTGCTTCATCAATAGTATCGAAAAATGCCGACTCTGGAAACTGTCCCCACCATCCCATAAATCTATGTAAGACTGGTTTCAATCCGGCAGCCATTCCTTCAATAATACAATTCGGGTTTCCTTCAGCCGGAGACGTCAACGCAATGTATTGATAATCTGTGAACAGTTTCACAATGTTTGTCTGGTACCCTATCAATTTCACATTGAGTAATCCTGCATGTTCAATATACTCAGAAAATCGTATGTCTTGTATCTTTCCTGCTATATGAAACATATAATCAGGCATCTTGCGCGCTATCTGCAAAAATAACGGGATTCCTTTTTTAAAACTGATATTAGCTAAAAGTAATACCTGTCTACCTTTTGTGTGCTCGATAAAAGGAACACGTTCCAAATCAATGGCATTATTCATCAACATCGCATTAGGTAGATTCATCTTATCCATAATATGCTTGTTCACAAATATCACCTTGTCATAGGCTGAAAACTTTATGTCTTTAACTAACCCGTGATAATATTCGTAACTGCGCACAAAACATATGTATTTCTTGGCTAACTTAGGAAATCCAGCAAGGTATTGAGCATATTGATTCGCCCATCCACTAATCACAACATCAAATTGAGATAGATGATTTAACATTACTTTATCCATATATTGAAACGTGTGTCCCTTAGCTTCAAAATACTTCTTCATGTAATGTACCCACACAGTTTTCCAGGGACTAATAAGAAGAATCTTCATTGTACACGCCTCATTCCTTTAAATAACATATATGGATAATAAACAACTACCATGTCCTTAGGTACTTTTTTTATATCTTTATTCCCTACGGCCTTTGTCCAGAAAACCTCTGTCTTAATCCGGTAAAACTTACAGGCAATAAGAAAATCAATCAGGAGTTCCGCTGACATATCGTGCTCAATATCTTTTGTCAAATTATGCTGAGAATTGACTAGGGGAACATTACCAATAATAAACGTGTCTTTATGCGATAACGATTGAATCTTATCAATCAACGCTTGGTTTAACGGCATGTGTTCTAACGAGTCAAACGCCATGATAACGTCAAACTGCTCTTTTAAATCTATCGTGGCAATGTCTCCTACAAGAAACCTTCCTTTGTAATACGTCTTAGCGAACTCAAACCCAACTCCGGATAAATCTACCGCAGTATAATTGTCCATAGCCAGCTTTGACGCTATATGACACACTCCGGCACCAATCTCTAACTTCTTCAATCCTTTTAATTGTAACCGTTTACAAAAGTTGATGATTTTGATGTATTTCTCACCGTTACATACAATGCCACGCGGCGTTATACGATCATTTAAAGATTTGTCCCAGTATTCCTTGATATGGCTCATTTTATTACCTTATATAAACTTTCCAGCAAGTGGATATGCTTTTCCATCGTAAACAACCACCGCTTTTTGAACACGCTCCGTTGACAAAGCGCACGTTCTGACCATCTGGCTTTAAGTTCTTCTAATGTAGATACCGCAATTCCTATCCCATGTTCTTCAATAAACTTGCCGGAATACTCTGAGTTCAATGCCACAATAGGTATTCCTGCCGCCATGTATTCAAACAACTTGTTCGGGAATGCTACGTTCCAGTCTTTATATACACCAAGATTACCTAATACTCCCCAGTCATAATGTCCTAACATATTCATCAAATCATGGTACGTTGCTGACCCCTCAATAATTGCGCCTTCATAATACTCTTTAAAATAATCGTTAATGTTTGACGTATAAACATGGAAGGGGAGGTTCAACTCAACGGTTTTCTTGACGAAGTCCTTATAGTTTGCGTATTGCATATATGGAGGATTCTTATCTGTTGACATTAAGCCTTGATAAACTAAGCCCCCAACCCACGCCCAATCACGATATTTAATGAAATCCTCGTTCACATATGGTGGCAATACGATTGATGGTTTCTTCTGTTGTTTGGGGTGTGCGTGAAGTGAAATGTCTCTGCATGGACCACTCACAAATACAAAGGCATCTGATAACTCAAACGCAAACCGTTCAGCACATGACTTGTGCTTCTCATCGTCTGAACGATACTGCATTGAATCATGCACATCAAACACAATAGGTTTATCAGTTACTTCTCGTACTGCCGGTACTAACCAGTTCGGCTCATTGTGAACATGGAATATATCGTTATGAGAAAGAACTTTTATAGCGTTGTGTAACTGTATGGTGCTTCTGCAAAGTGTAAACGTATCAAAGATTTCATGTTTGCTTGGCTTCTTAAACCCTATTAGATGTACTGTGTGTCCTTGTTTCTTTAACGCAATCGCTTCTTTAACTAATCGGATACAACAATGGTATCCCACTTTGACAATGTTCATATACCCTCCATATTGGGTTGAATAATAATGATAAGAAGAGGGGAGAGCCTTAAGCTCTCCCCATAAATTACTTACGCATTTGCTGTTTCAGCATCGAACTCTTCGACATAATCGACAAAGTAGAATACTGAACCTGATACACCAACAGCCGTTGCAACACAACATACATATGATGTATTGGCAGCTAATGATGTAGCAGTGTCTGGCTCTGCTCCTGTCGCATCACCTGAACCTAAAGTAGTATCCGCTGCAAAAATCAGCGTTGCTAATTTAGCCCCGGCAATGGTTCTAAGCTCAAACCCGTCACTCGTTGCCATAACGACATCTGAAGCGGCAGACTGAACTCCAAATTTAATTAACCGAGATTTTCTCGGTAATGTGATAAACGATTCAACTAACGTTCCTGCAGTACCCACGTCATCTTTAGTTAAAGGAGCGTTATACGCTCTTCTAACAAGTCCGTATGCGGAGGCACTATAAGAACCAGGTCTAGGACTAGCTTGACTCATTATGTTTCTCCTTACAGACTAGTAACGTGAATAATTCTTGTCTCGGCATCATTTGAGAAATCCCATGTCTTCACAAACCCACCGAGATAATACCAAGCAATACCCTGGTCACGACCAAAATCCTTCGGCATGTCAATCCGGATCTCTTCGGCTATGGCAATACCTTCACGGATAGCGTCACCACCAAAAAATACTGCTTCCCCATTAACTGAACTTGTACCAAGTGTGTTGACTAACACATTAGTCTCTTCGATGAACCGGCATCCATAATATGTTCCAACTTCACCAGCGAACATTTGCTTTGTTTCACCAGCAGTGTATGCTTTTGCTTCAAAAAAATCATATAACCCGCGTACCGAGTTAGTTGATGCGATACAAATATAATTGCTACCATCATATCGCGGAACATTCAGAATCTTCATTTTGTCAATGATATCCCGAACGTTCTTATCTGACATTGAAGCATTAGAAGTGTCCAACGCCGCACCAGCTGAACCGAACGTGGTCGTAGCTGTGTTAGTAATAGTTGCTTTGTAATCAGACGTCTTGAACTGCGTTGCAGCCGCACTATCAAGCACTTTCGCCATATCGTTTCTCAACACGATCTTAATCGCATCGTCAACCGATATCTCGGCCAAAGTCTGAGCTTTCAACGTAAAAGGTATAGCATTACCATACTCGTTTACTGTTAAAGTCCCTTGCTTGATGGTGTAATTGTTTTTCGGAATCGTTGCTGTTTCTGTTAGAGTTCCACCAGCGGTAGAAATATTGCTTATTTTATTAAACAACACTTTATCGCCACGGCTTTTACCCATAGCAGCTTCAGGGTCAACGAACTGCCGAAAACGCATAATCGGCTGGGCAGCATGTCGTACTTTCTTTGATAATTCATCAGAGGCCATAAAACCACCCAATGAATTAACAGCCCAGATTTGTTGTCCCATTGTTTTTCCTTAGTTTAAATTCCACCTCGTCCAGCAGATTGTAAAGTTTTCCGCTCTTTTAAGTACTCGGAAAGTTTTTCTGATTCGTTTAATTGCTTCTTCTGAATAGATTCAGCTTTTAACGAATCACTGCTGCCAAGAGATGTTTTCCGTTTCTCTTTTGCTAACGCTTTTTTTAACCGCCGTGTCTCTTTTGTTGCTCCGGGTTTTTTGTTCTTCCTGAGAATCGCTAATAACGCATCAGTAACAGCTTGCTTCTGTCCACCTGAACCGATGTACCGTTCCCGATGTTTCGGATCAGTAAACAACATATTCGCTAAACGATATAATAAACTGTTTGAATTGTTGATGTTAAGGTCTTTATGTGACCCAGGGTAAAGCTCTGGTTCATCGGCCTCGGATAATCGAGAATAATCAGTTACAATGGAAACCCATTCGTCTTGACGTTTCTTCTGCTTCTCAAAAACAGAATTTTTCTCGGCTTCGTATTGCTTGATTAAACTTTTTTCCGATTGCTGTACACGATAATCCATGATTTCCATCATTAAATCGTGGTCTTGGTCTTCCATTGCTTTCTTCATAGCTGATGCAAGTTGACTCTTCGTGTATTCAACCGTTGAATCCCTCTTTTTTTCTGTGCTTTTTTCCTGTAACAATTCCCTCTCTAAACTACTGGCCCGTTCTTGTGCTGCTTTCTTCTCAGCTGTAAGACGGTCAATCCGGCGTTGTACCTTGTCCTTTTTAGGTTCACCTTGAACATCGTCAAGTAATGAATCCATTTCATCAGTACCTTCTTCTGAATCAGACGAATCATCATCAGCCGGCAGTACAGTATCCGGTTGTGCTTCCGCACTCTCCCCAGCGTTTTCCTGAACCCCTAACCCGTCAGTCTGAGTTTCCTCAACTACTGGATCAGGTGACTCTGTAGATTCCGCAGAACTATCATTTAATTGTTCTTCTAACATAATTCCTCCAGCATTTATAAGGTTGCAGAACCTTCAGCGTTTTTGGCAGACGCAGAACCTTTATCTTGCTTACGTTTTACCCATGCATCTTTCATTTTCTTCTTTGTCTCTTCAGATAATTTCCGGCCTTTCTTACTGCCCCTCCTTTTTTTCTTTGGCCTAACCTTTTCAACAGAACGAATATCTCCAACAACATCATCGGTAATAAGGACATTGGGTTTTTCTCCTGGAGTTTCTTTTCTGTCTGCTTCAGTTGTCCCGTGTAAACATATCCCTTCTTCAGTGAATGTCACAGTATCAGATACATCTTCCCAAATCTTTACGGATGAATCTTCACGATTATGCGTACTATCCGGGAAAACTGTTTTTATTAACCCTGATCCACAATCAGGACATCGTCCGTTAATAAGACGGTCATCACGTTGCCCACGCTGACATTTCTTACACCACATGCTTATCTACCTTTCCTTTCTGTCCCTTTGATAACACCCTTGTTAATACTGGCATGGAAAACTTTCTTTCCTTTTTTCTTCCCATACTCTTTTTCCATTGCCATAAGAATCTTTTTACCTTTTTTAGTTAATGGCATAATCTATTTGAATTTATTTAATAATTTTATGGCTTTTTTTATAGTCATCTTTTTTTCTTCACTAGATGCTTTCTTTCTAACCGTTTTCTCTTTTGCTTTAGGGTGCTTTGCATGAAGTTCTTCATGTAAAATGGTATTAATTAAATCTCCTTTCTTCGGATTTACTTTTATTGTTTTTTTATCAAAATCAGTTTCACCAAAATGTTTCATTTTGTTATCAATTAATCGTTTTAAGACTTTTTTACCTTTTGCTGTTAACGGCATGTTACCTTTCCCTCCAACAGTTCTTCTCTATATCGTATGCCCAAATACCCTCACCAAGCTTACGTCCATGACCAAACCCGCCGAACTTGTTCTTATTAGTTATTCCTGAAAATTCCTCAGAAAGCTGACCAGCGGCTTCCTTGCCTTCACAAAGCCTAGCTTGATTAATAAGTGATTGTTTGATCTGTGGGCTCTTTTTAACAGACTGGTATTTTTTCAATCTGCTGCGTACTTGCTCAAACTTCATACCGATTTTTTGGTATTCTGACATACTACTCCTTTGAAGAATATTTACTGTCCGCGTATATTTCTTTCGCCATTTTTGTCTCTCGATTTCCCATCCTTTTTATTTGCTCTTCAAGCGCACTAATACTTAATAAATAGTTCCATATTCTATTGTTTAAATCAACTAACGCTTGTTTATACCCAATGTAATAATCAATCTTATTGAGATGTTCAGTCTTGCTGATTAATCCACCAGCCCATTTCTTGCCACGCTTATGTCCTAAAATGTCACCGATGCTACGGTCAATAATCGGTTGGATAATATCTGCCCATCCATCCGTTGTAAGCGTTTCTCGTACTAATAAAGCCGCATGTAGCTGCCTTTTCAACGATTCTGCATCATTGCGCATTAACTAAAGCCTCCATCTGCCCTTGTGCGTTTTTTACCGCAGTGGTTGTTTGTTCCTTGGTCTTTGCTAAATCTTTCTGCGAGTCTTCGTTAGCTTTCTGCAATTGCTGGGCTTGTAATTGCATCTGCTGTAATGCCTGCTGCATCTGTGCAAGCTTTCCTTGGAGTATTTCTTGAGGATGTGTGCTGAACTGATCCGGGTCTTTTACTCCGTCTTTCTCAAGCCAATCACGGTATGCGTTGTATACATCTTCAACGTTGGCTACTCCTGATTGAACCATCTGTAATACAATCTGAATACGCGCAATAGCTTTTTGTGTAGCTAATTGCTTATCAGATATTTCAAGGTTCCCGTTTGACCGTACTTCAGCCGAAAAGTTGAAATCTTCTCGCGTGACTTTTACTCCTTCAATAAAAATCGGTTCGTCTAACCGTTCTTGCATAATTAAAAACATCTTCTTGTATACACGCGATAAAGTTTCGTTCCATCGAATAACATCAAGATTTAACGGGCCTGATTGATTTCGTAATCCAAGATTAATCTCGCCTAACGTCTTTCCGCCACCTGCGTTAGTAGCATTACGGAATAACTGGTCACCTAAGAAACGATACTCTTCCACATAAGCTTTCAATAACTGCATAATCCTGTCCGATGAAACATCAACCTTGATCGGTTCATGCAATGCCCGGATTTCTTGTCCCAATGCTTTAACCGGAAGCATGTCGCCGGGTTTTAAAAATGTTTCACGTTGTAATATGTCGGATGTATCAAGAACTTCATATAACGGGTTATTATTCATTTCATCACGGATAAGCATGTTATTTAACGAGCGTTCCATTGTGTCTTGAACAGCACGGATCATTTCAGGTTCACCCCGGCTGTTGTAATGACGCGGGTCTTTTTTCTCATTGTCGAACCGTTCATAGTTCCATCCGTCAAACTCATACGGGAATGGAAGCCTTCTTAAAAGAGCTTCTTCAGCTGGTAAAATATCAGCTAAGAATGTGAATACCCACCGTGCAAACGGGCCATCTTTCTCTTCTTGATACCAACACTCTACTTCATGTATCCTGAATAAATCTGCTGTTGAATTACTGTCACCAACACCCTCGTGCCGCCGTTTCTGACTCTCAACTAAATCAGTGTCTTCTCTTCCTTTTCCTGAAAAATCAAGAGCGTCTAAATCTTTCTTTATGAAAACTTCAGCATTGATGTTTTCCTCAATCTCACGCCGTGTCATAAA